GTAAAGAAAAATGGAGAAGATTATACATTGTCAGTTTAATGGAAAGGATGGTTTTCAATATGCAGACGGAGGTAAATGTTTTACTTACAACAGAAACGAAAAATCTAAAAGACGTGCTTATGTTTTAGCCACTGAACAAATGATTAAAGCAGAACACGATAAAGATAAGTAACACCGAAAAAACACCGAAATGGCAAATGAAGATAATTTAAAGCCCGCTTGGAATAAAGGTCAAAGCGGAAACCCTAACGGCAGACCAAAAGGTGCAAAGAACCGAAGCACGATAGCACGTCAATGGTTAGAGGTAAATCAAAACCTTAAGAACCCTTTGACTGGAGAAACTGAAACGATGTCTCAAGAGGACTTAATGACCTTAGCTTTAATTAAAAAAGCACGTGAGGGAGATGTTGCAGCTTACAAGGCTTTGATGGATTCAGGTTACGGAGCTCCAGTTCAGCAGATAGAGCAAACAATTTTAGAACAACCACTATTCCCTGATGTTCAAGAGAACGACATCAATAAATAAAATACTCAGCTTAAAGAAGCGAGTTAAAATCATTCAGGGTGGTACTTCGGCAGGTAAGACATTCGGTATACTACCTATTTTGATTGACAAGGCAATACGCTATCCAAACACGGAGATAAGTATAGTAGCAGAATCAATACCTCACTTACGTAGAGGTGCTTTAAAAGACTTCCTAAAAATAATGAAATGGACTAACCGCTACATAGACGAGCAGTTCAATAAATCGTTACTTACCTACCAATTTAAAAACGGAAGTGTAATTGAGTTCTTTAGTGCAGACGATTCAAGCAAACTTCGAGGAGCAAGAAGAGATGTCCTGTACATAAACGAGTGCAACAACGTAACCTTTGATGCTTACTTAGAGCTTTCAATCCGTACTAAGAAAGAGATATACTTAGACTTTAACCCTGCGAATGAGTTTTGGGTACACACCGAACTAAAAGACGAACCTGACGCAGATTTCATCATCCTTACCTACAAAGACAACGAGGCGTTAGATGAATCCATAGTACGTCAGATAGAAAAGAACCGAGACAAGGCGGCTACGTCTAACTATTGGGCAAACTGGTGGCGAGTTTACGGACTTGGAGAAGTTGGTATGCTTGAAGGAGTGATATTCGATAATTGGAAGGAGATAGACAAAGTTCCTGATGATGCAAGATTGGTAGGTATAGGACTTGACTTTGGATACACGAATGACCCTACTGCTGCTATTGAGGTTTATAATTGGAACGGAAAACGAATTGTAAACGAGATTGTTTACAGAACAGGAATGCTAAACTCCGACATCGCTAAGGTACTTCCGTCAAGCGTTACTATCTACGCTGATTCCTCAGAGCCTAAATCCATAGACGAGATACGTAGGTTTGGAAAGACAATTAAAGGCGTTACAAAGGGCAAGGATTCAATTAAATACGGGATTGATGTAATGCAACGACAGGAGTATTTGGTTACCAAGCAAAGCACAAACCTCATCAAGGAACTTAGAAGCTATTGTTGGGACGTAGATAAACACGGAGTAAGGCTAAATAACCCTGCAGGAGGAAACGACCACGCTATAGATGCACTTAGATACCACGAGATGGAGAATCTCGGCTTAAATTCAAACTATGGACAATACGCAATCCGATGAGTTGCCTAAAATGAAAGCAATAGTAGAGGAATATATCTACAAACGAACTGGTAAAAAGGTACATATTGTCTTTAACGATGTGTTCAGTATGCGTAAACATTCTCAAATGTTAGCACAAGCATACTCTTATGTCCTTGCTCAAGAATACAAAAACGATTAATTGACTTATAACAATATGGAAATCCAAGTAAAAGTACCTACCTCACTAAATGAAATCCCACTTAAACACTATGTGGACTTTCTAAACGTGCAGAAAGGTTCTAACGATGAGGAATTTATTGCTCAAAAAATGATTGAGATTTTCTGTGGTATCCGTTTAGCTGACGTTGCTAAGATTAAACTTACTTCGCTCAATGAAATGGTGCTACATTTTACAAACCTATTCTCTGCAAAGCCTGAGTTTAAGCAGACGTTTAAGATTGGTGATATTGAGTTTGGATTCATTCCTAATCTTGAGGAGATTTCTTTTGGTGAATATGTTGACTTAGAGAATCACTTGCAGAGTTGGGAAACGTATAACAAAGCTATGGCGGTTATGTACCGTCCTATAAAAACACGAAGTAAAGACAAGTACGAGCTCCACGAATACACACCAAGCAAAGACCATCAAGAGTTAATGCAGTTCGCTCCACTTGATGTTTGTATAGCAGCATCGGTTTTTTTTTACAATTTAGGAAGCGAGTTACTGACGGCTACCCTGAACTATTTGGAGAAGAACCTGAAGAAGGACAAGAACCTGTCAACGACTTTAGCGAAACAACTCAATTTGCCAAGCGATGGGGATGGTATCAGTCAATATATGGACTCGCTAAGGGAGACGTTACTAAGTTCGATGAGATTACCAAACTTAGACTTACTAAATGTCTTACCTATCTCACCTTCGAGAAGCAAAAAAACGAAATCGAAAGACGGCAACTTGAAAGACAATTAAGAAGATGACAGGATTTTACAAAGTATTAGAATTAATTAAATGGCATTTCGACAATGACCCTATCGTAAACACAACTACGGAAGGTGACATTTTTGAGGTGGACTTAAACAAGCAGACAATCTTTCCGCTTGTACACTTAATGACCAACAACGTATCTTTTGAGACTAACGTAGTACGCTACAATCTTTCGTTGATTGCGATGGATGTAGTCAACATATCAAAAGAGGCGACTACTGATTTATTTAGAGGCAACTCAAACGAGCAGGATGTATTAAACACGCAACTGGCAGTATTGAACCGTTGTTACGATATGATGCTACACGGCAACCTGTGGGATTTAGAATTTGTAGTTGACGGCAACCCTAACTGCGAACCATTCGTTGAGAGATTCGAAAACAATCTTGCAGGATGGACAATGACATTCGATGTCTTGATTCCTAACGAGATGACCGTCTGCGATACGAGCGGTTACTCACCTTTCTGTCAACCTGCAACTGTAAATAACTCAAACCAAAGTTACACGGCATCGGTAGCAAGCGGAGGAGTATTAACTTTGCCTGACACGACATTCAACGTACAAATAGACGGAATCCAAGTAGCAACATCTACTTACCCTACTTTAAGCACACAAACATTAAATCTGATATGGCAGTAACTATTAACATACCATCACAAGTAAAAACCTACGCTAATTTAGCTGCATTCCCTGCCTCAGGGAGCTTAAAAACTATTTACATAGCTGAGGACACAAACAAGACCTATCGTTGGGATGGCTCAACATATGTAGAAATATCTGCAAGCGCAGCAACAGGCTTAACAGTCGGCACTACACCGATATCTTCGGGTACAATAGGACGTGTATTGTTTGAAGGTACGGGGAATGTGTTGCAGCAGAGTTCGTCTTTATTTTGGGACTCAACTAACAACCGCTTGGGGATTGGGACGAGTACACCTACATTTAGATTAGAAGTTCAAGGTGGTGATGTTAGATTTGCTAATGGATTAACAATTGGAACAGCAGGAAGTGCGGGGTGGCAATTTTCAAGCAATACATTACAAATAATACAAAACGGATTTATTGGAGTTGATGTAGCAGGTGGTCGCCATTTTAATATTACTAATACGGCATTTTCTACATATTACTTTAGAGTAGCACCAACTACAGGAAATATATTAATAGGTACTTCAACAGACGCAGGCTTTAGACTTGACGTTAACGGGACTGCGAGGGTGAGTGGGCAATTTGACGTAGTAAGTGGAAGTGCTAACTTTAGAGTAAACAATAACTCTACTTATGTTCAATTAGGCATTGGTTCAACTGCTTGGGCAACTTATAATTCGGTTGAAACATATTACGGAGGTAGCCAATTTTACTTTCAAGGGGGTGCAAACTTTAGATTTGCTGGAGTAGGTCAATTTGGCTTTACGGGAAATCCAAGTAATTCAGCAATATTACAAGCGGACTCCACAACCAAAGGCTTCCTGCCCCCACGAATGACAACAACACAACGCAACGCTATTGCTTCACCTGCGGCAGGATTGGTAGTCTACGATAACACGGACAATAAACACTACGGATATAACGGAACAACTTGGAACGCATTTTACTAATTAACTAAAAATATGAAAACACAACCAACACAAGGCGTAGCAATTGAACCAATTGTATACCCACTAAACGCAGGAACGGCAACGCAAATGTCGGTGCTTATTCTTAACTTTACGACAGACGCAACAACGTGCACAACGTATTGGCAGCTGCTATCGGAAGACGGACTTCAACTTTCACAAGGTAACTACACTTTGACAGAAGAAGAGTTCGCATCTTGGGGAACTGACAACAACTACGTTAACCAAGTCGTTGCTCAAGCAATCGGAGTAGTAATCCTTTAAAAACACGAATATGTTAACGCTATCAGAAAAACAAGTAAAGCAATTGGAGTCAGTAATCAGTCAAATGCCTACGATGTGGGGTTTGCAGATTATCAACATCCTAAACGCAAAGGACGAGGAAAACACGGATGCAGAAAGCGGAAGTACAGAAGGCGCTTGAAAGGTTTAGAGACCACGTTGTAAGCGTATCAAAACGCAACCTAACGAACTCTAAAAAGAACTCGTCTAAGAAGTTGTACAACTCTATAAAGGGAAACGTCAAGGCAATGCCTAATTCGTTCTCTATGGAGTTTACGATGGAAGACTACGGAGTGTTTCAAGATGCAGGGGTGTCAGGTACGAAGAAAAAGTACAACACACCTTATTCTTACAAATCTAAGATGCCACCCGTTAAGGCTTTTGATAAGTGGATAGTTCGTAAAGGACTTGCACCAAGAAAGTCGGGTGGTCAATTTACCTCACGTAAGTCGCTTGCTTTTCTGATTGCCCGAAGCGTATTTAGAAACGGAATAAAACCGAGCTTGTTTTTTACTAAACCTTTTGAAGCTGCCTACAAGAACTTACCGCAAGAACTGGTAGAGGCTTACGGACTTGACGCTATCGAATTATTCAACGAACAAATAGACCAAATTATAAAGAATGGCAACAATTAATGCAAGGAGTCCATACATCGTAACAATAAACGAAACAGGACAGATTGAGACCAAATTAGAAATCTATCTTTGGAACGGCACAGGCTCAATGCCTGCTTCTCCTGCTTACACTTTAAGCAAGAAGATACCTTCGTCTAACAATCCTGCGACTTACTACGATGTTTCGCCATATATCCGTGAGTATATTGACCACGACACTCTACAAACCATTACAAACATTTTTACGGCTACTCCTTCAGCGCAATGGTGCAATGTAGGTTTAAAACTTTTCAAAAAGGTTACTACGTCTTTTATTCA